GTTTATATCCAAGCAACGAGCGTATTTTTTTGTTCAGAGGCACGATCTTATAGTCAAACGTACATTGTCGCCGGCCCATTCCACGCTCTGAAAACCAAGGAATAGCAGAAAACGATTTTTTGCCCCGACCCCGGACAGGCTCGTTCGCAATGGCGTCATCTCGAAGACTGCCATTCGTCACCCGGTGGATCGGAAAGGGGTGGCTGACTTGAAGAGGGTTGGACACAACGCTCTCAAGCCAATCCAGGTGATCATAAATTGCTTGCGGTTCCCACTGCGTATCAGAAAACACCGCGCAATTGACTTCGGGAGTCAGCTCACCTTTTGCAGCCATGAGAGCCATCACGCTGCTTTGCACGCCAGCTCCCAATGAAATGACGTTAAGCATTAATGAAGTCACGCAAAGTCACCGCGCCTTCTGTGTGTGCCTCGATGCGGTCCAGCATCTCGATGCTAGGCCGGCGTCGTTCGGACGCGAGCATACTTAAGTAGGGTTGAGACACGCCGAGCCGTTCGGCGATCTGAGCCTGTGTCGATTCCTGTTCGCGAATCCAATCTGATAACCTCATGGATTCCGAATAGATAACTCTCAGTAATTAATCAATAGGGTGACTTGACGCTCGGCGCACAAAACATCATACTTCGTCACGCATGAGTTAATTTTGTATTAAAAAACCGGTGAGAGGTGATAGCAGTGACTAGGAAAATAGTAGATTTAAACGAGTATCGAGAGATCGATCCTCTAACCAACCCAGAACTTAAAAAACTTATTTCAATCTGGCACGCCGGCAACATAGGGGGAGCCGACCGCATCTCTCAGTGCATTAGAGGTGCTTTCGTTGGTGATCGAGAAGATGACGCCTTTAGCGTTATAAGATTACATCAACCAAAATTAATGCTGATCTTACACCCAGTCTTAGCAGCTTGGGCGAGAGACGAAGTTTGCGGCGTGAATTATCTTATGGATACGATCCCGCAACGCCGATCCATCGTCCTTACTGATTGGGCTGATACCTTGTGTGAAGAGGGTATTATCCAAGCGAAAGAGCAAGACGGGGTCGTAAGATATCTACCGACGCGCCAGATTTTGTACAAAGTGTTTGAAAGAATTTCCTTTTTGTTTGATTTTTTTGAGCACTTATACGAAGAGGTGCCAGCCGGCATCGAGGTCATGCGTAATCACAATCAACTATGGGTCTCAGAAAACACGCCCATACCTTTGGAGGAAAAACGTGGAACTATCAGATAGCATCAGAGCCGCTCGGCAGCTCGCAAAGATGTCTGGCAAAGAAGTGGCAGACGCGCTCGATATGAGCGCAGCAGCTTACCGTCGATATGAACGGGGTGAGGTCGTTCCGAGTGCTCAGGTCATTTTAGATCTAGCCGGCCTGTTCAAGTGCAGCCCTAACGCTGTGATGCAGACGGGTGGCGTCGATCCGCAAGCGACGGCATCAAACGTCCAGCAGCTCGACCTTGATTTGAAAGAAGGCGAGACGCTGACCATTGTCGTCAATGCCACGGTAAAACCCGCAAAAATTAAGCCAATCGATGATGAACCATATAAACCAAAGGTGGCACGTCTTCCGCGTGTGAGTGCTGCTAAAAAGACAGCGTAACCAGCACGCACCTTTTCATGATCTAGGGTAACTATCTGATACACTGTTGACGTTTACGTAATGTTCCTGTACTAGATGTGCTTATGAAGCACAAAGGGAACAGAAACGTGACATCAGAGTTCGACGAACTGCCCGAATGGGCAGAGCAATTTAACTTCACCGCACATAGTCCCAGCGGGTCAGCCCGACCCAACTGCAAAGAGTTTTTTGAAAAAGTTATTGCGAGACCGGCGAGGCTTTATGCCCCGCCCGGTTGCCGCATGACTGCTGGCAAGGTCTGCGAGGCATATGCCAAGGACGTTGTCATCGATGGTATGGCTGAAGGAGAAGCATTCCGAAAAGCCGTGGCAACTTTCGATGAGCATCGTGTGCTCGAACATGACCCATCAGATGCCGATCGGCATTCGATCTACCGTGATGCGGTCTACGAGATCCCTCTTACCAAAGAAGAGAAAGCCGATGGAGTTGTACCCATCAGCGGCACCGTACTCGAGCTGACCTGCAAACACACCGCGGAGGGTCTTAAAGAGGCTACCAAGGGTGCGAACCAAGTTGAAGATGGTCGATGGGTATCTGTGCAGCTCGACGGCGTAGAGCTGGACTTCATCGGCGAGATCGATGTCGAGGCGCAGGGTGTGGTCGAGATCAAAACCAAATGGCCGACCCTATCTGACAAATCCAAGCGTGGCTGGAACGTCAATTCACTCCCGGCCAAACCCATGCCCAACCATCTGGCACAGGTCGCTCTGTATTGGAAGTGGCTGCGAGAGCAATCAGACAACGTGCCGGTCAAACTCATTTACGCAAACTGCAAAGGCTTTCGCATCTTCGACAGCAGGGACTGCCCCGAGCTGTCAGAGGCAAATTTGGATCTGGCTCTCGACGGCCTGCGACGTGTCGCAAGCGCGCGCGAGAACCTGATGCGGGCGTCTGAAAATGTTGAAGAGCTCTTCAACCTCATCGCGCCCGACTTCAGTCACTTTATGTGGCAGGACGTGCCGCCTGAATACAGGCAGGCGGCTGAACAGCAATGGAGAAGATCATGACGTATACTTACACTAAGGATGAGCTCATGACCGTTGTCCGCTGGCTCGAAGACCATCACAAAAATTCTGAGAGCCAACGATTGATCATCGAGAACGGTGATGATTTTGCGTATCTCAACGGCAAAGGCGAGCAGGTGCATAACTTGCGCGCTGAAGAAACCGCGTTGCGATGCGTGCGGTCTATGGCTGCTGGAGAACTGGGGCAGGTCAATGCCGGGCGCGGGTGAGTGGCTCTGTGGGATTATCGGAGCGATCTGTGTCTACGGCATCTTTCTGATCACATGACATACCCACATCAGCCGGGAGCGCGCGATCGCCACACCAGCATCGCCGCTGCCAACGCCATCGCTGACAAGGCACCCAACCTACGAGATGCCACGCTCATGGCATATCGATCTGCTGACGGCCTGACGGCTGATGAAGCAGCCGATGTGCTGGGTCTCTCGTACTTCTCGATCAGGCCGCGTGTCACTGAGCTGGCCCGCATGGGTAAGCTCGAGGACAGCGGAGAGGTCCGACCAAATCACAGTGGAAAAAATGCAATCGTATGGAGGTTGAAATGGAAGCACGATCTTTTCAGTTAAACGACCGGGTGGAGTTTACGAACTACAAGGGCTCGAAGATAAGCGGTCGCATCATCAGTCGGACGTTTTACAACCCCATGCTGTATGACATCGAGACCGACCAAAAGTTTCAACCCGATCGCACGATCATCAAGTATGTAGAGGGGAGCCAGCTCAATCATGTCTAACTCTATGCAAGCTGACCTTGTTGCTGCGCTCTCGGAGATTAGCAACCCGTCGCTGGATGGTCAGGCAAACTACGGCAAGTATGCCACGTTGTCGGCCTGCCTCAAGGCAGCGAATGAAACACTGAGCTCACACAACCTGTCTGTCATTCAGATGGCACACACCGACCCCGATCGATTAGTGACACGCATCGTGCATACGTCGGGTGAGTTTATTGAGGACGGCGGTGTGCCGTTGTTGTGCGAGAACAAGGCGAACCCTCAGAAGATGGGCAGCGCCATTACATATGCGCGCAGGTACGGCCTGTGCTCGATGCTGGGGATCGTTGGCGAAGAAGACGACGACGGTCTGGCAGCAACGCCAGTGGCAGAACGCCCAAAGTCTAAGACGTCAGCGAAGAAGGCGACCGATGCTTATCAGAAGGTCGAAGAGCTGGCTGAGAAAGTCGTGCCGCCGGCGATCGTCGCGGACGACATACCGTTCTCTGCTGAGGACACCCGCAAGGATTGGTCCGGCTGGGTAGATGAGCAGATCCTGGGGATGCAGAAGCATCGCCATCTGGTCGAGCATAAGCAATGGTCGTCAATCGTCAAAGATCACCGCGAGCAGTGCGCGAGAGAAGACGCCACGTCGCACGACCGACTGCTCGCCGCGTACAACAGTCGAAAACTTGAACTTGAAAATAGGAGTTAAAGATGCCCCATCGATATCACGAAGTTAAAAAGTTTAATTTGTTCAAAGAAAAAAAAGAGCCCGGCAGTAAGAAGCCTGATTATGGCAACAGCAAGGTCGAGCTCGAGGTATCGCTCGAGCCGGGTCGTTACAGCTTTTCCGGGTGGCAGTACGAAGACACCGGCAACATTGGCATCACGATTCAGCGGGTTGAAGAAGACCCTGAGCACCTTGCCAATCTTGCGGATAATCTTTCGCCAAAGGGTGGCTTGAGGGGTGGGTTTGATGACTGAGGAACTGCCGTTGCTAATCGATAGCAAACAGGCCTGCGAGATGCTGTTCGGCAGCAACGATCGGGCCATGAAGTACCGGCTGTATGCCATGATCGAGCGCGAAGAAATCGCCGCCACAAAACTCGGCACACGTTATTTTATACCGCGTGCAGAGATGCAGAAGTTCATCAATGCCAACGCCTGAGCAAGTGCTGCGCGATGCAGCCGATATCGTCAGCGCCCGTGGGGAGACCCACGGGGACTGGCGACTCAACATAACGAACACCGCCGAGCTGTGGTCACATCTATTGCATCGTAAGATCACGCCCGCCGAGGTCTGCATGATGATGATAATGCTAAAATGCAGTCGTGCTGTCTGGGGCAGTCCAACTCCAGAGCACTTCAAAGATATTTGCGGATATGGCGCGATCGCTGCCGCGCTCATCAGTGACGAAGAAACCGAAACAGATTAACGCACAGATCCCGACACGCCCATGCGCGTGGTGTGGCAGGCCGGTGGGTCTGCATGATTGGGTGATCAACGGCAGCGGGGAGCTGCTGCACTATCCAGAATGCTTTATAAAGAAATGGAAGGGGGGGCATGACGCCCCCCTTTTCGATTAGCCTAATCCCACTGCGCGCTCGACAGCAGAGCCGATCTGACGGTTCTTCTCTGCGTCCAGAATCCAATGCACGTAATAATTGAACGTGGTCTTGATTGATGCGTGACCCATGAGCCGTGCGATCTCAGCCCAGCCATCCTCGATCGCTTTGCCGGGCTTGTGCTCCTCGACCAAGATAGACGCATAGACATGACGCAGGTCGTGCCACCGGATGTGGGGGCAGTCTTCGATAACACGCTTGCCGCAATCGGCCAGCACGCGGTTGCGCCAGTTGTCGCTTGATACCTGGGGCTGACCCGTGCGCGTGATGAACACATAGTCGTCAGCATCAGACTTAGGAGAGCGTGCCTTCCATTCGCGCAGCGCGTTCAGCAGAGTCGGGCCGATCGGTAAAACGCGCCGGCGAGAGTCTGCCTTGCCGTAACCAAAGCCGATGCGGTTCTTGCCGACCACACGATTGGCGCCGTAGATTTTCACCTCGGCCTCATCAAAGTTGATGTACTTCCACTTGATGGCTGAGTGCTCGCCGAACGCCGCGCCCAAGGTCACGGCAAAGGCGAGAGCCAAGCCATCGCACCACGCTGGCATGATGACCTCACCCTTGCTGTTAAACTCGGGCTGATCATAAGACATTGCGTTACGCACCAGCTCAGAAATGACCGACAGATCGATGCGCTCGATCGTATCGTCGTCAGCCTCGACCTCTTCGACGGTGACGTTGTGCTTGTTTGACTCATGACGAAACTGGCGAGCTGGGTTCTCGGTCGCCCACCCCAGTTCCTTGGCAAGATCAAAAGCAATCTTCAAGGCGCGCAGATATTCCTTCTGCGTCTTGTATGACTGCGACATGTTGCCGACCAGCTTCTTCACGTCAGCAACCGTCACGTCTATGCACTTGATCTCGCCGAGCGCGACATCATCGCGGACGATCTGACTGGCAAAGTATGCGACCTGTGACTTCTGACCCTCGGCGTGCTTGTAGACGATGTTGCCGTTCATTACGCGCTCGTCCAACCGCTCTGAGTATTGTTCGACCAGAGCGTTGACGGTGCCGGCAGCGGAGACCGTGACGGCGCCCCCACTGCGTTGTGCTTCGTTGATACGCTCGGCGTATGCGTCAGCCGCCGCCTTGTTTTTGCCGAAAGGTTTCTGCTCGCCTTTCTGGCCGACTGCTTTCTTGATGGACCGGGGCCGTGTGTCCACGACCCACTGCATTACGCCGTTATATTTTCGTCGGGTTGGTGTGACCTGCATTATTCGTCTCCGCTTGCTGAATCTGTCGAGTCGTATGCGGGGTCTTTAGATTGGGCCTCTCGCATAATGCCGTGGGCCTTGCGGGTAAGGGCTTGCAATTGGGTCCACGCTGCCGTGGCCTCTTTGGCGCTGATGCCGCCTTCCAGCTCAATTTCGATGGCCTCAATAAAATCTGTAATTTTTATAG